ACATCTAATTTGATTTATAACACAGCAATTACAGGCACATCTGCACAAGCTACTTATAATTATATTCTAAGCACATCACAAGCTAACGTATTCGTTGGTGATACAGGCTCTGCAGGTAACGTTGGCTTTACTTGGATGGCTATTGGTTATTAATGGTAAAAGTTCCAGTTGTTATTCGTGAGGATTACACAATGTTGTTGGAGCTTTATGACAACTTGTTGTGGTTTCACACAGATGTTCGTAAGTGGACACCAACAGTTAAAGCAAAGTTTTTAGAAGATTTAAATTTATTACAACACTTAGTTTCTGTTCCGATTGTCGCTATTGCACATGAAGACAATAAGAAGCTGGTTAAGTTTGGTAAATCAATAGGTTTTGAGTTTAAACAAGATTTTATAAGCGAAGATAAACAAATGTATCACATATACAGTAGGAGTCTATAATGGGTGGAGCAGTCTCAGCAATCGCAGGTCCAGTACTGGGCACAGTTGGTGGATTAATTTCTGGAGGAAAAGCAGCTGATGCCTCTAAAGGACAAGCAGAAGCATTAAGAGCTGCTGCCGATAAAGCTTCAGCAATGGCTCAGTTCCGTCCTTACGGAATGACTACTGCTTTTGGTACTTCAGCTTTTACTCCTGAAGGACAAGGCAGCTATACATTATCGCCACAGCTTAAAGCTCTGCAAGATCAGCTGTTTGCTCAGATGGGTTCTTATGACCCAACTAAGATCAGCCAAGCAGCGCAGCCGATCGTGGGCGGAGCAGAAAGCTTATTTAATCTAGGACAACAGTACCTAGCTACGTCTCCTGAACAAGCTGCTTCCGAGTATATGGCACAACAGCAAAGCCTGTTAGCGGGTACTCGTGAACAGCAGTTAGCTAATATCCGTAATCAACAGTTACAGACAGGTCGTACTGGTCTTGCCACTGGTGGTACTACTACAGGTATGCAAGCAACTAATCCAGAGATGGCTGCTTACTATAATGCGTTAGCTCAGCAGAACGCTCAGTTAGCTTCTCAGGCTGATGTCGAAGGACGCAAGCGTGTAACATTCGGTGCTGGTTTATTTGGTACTGGTGGCGAGTTGCTAGGTCAAGTACCTGCACTAGAGTCAGCTGCATACAACCCATTGAAGACACAGCTTGGTTTACTAGGTACTACTGAAGCTATGGGACAACAACCATACACAACCAGTATCGATCTTGCTAACCAATACGCACAAGCTGGTGCTCGTCAAGGTCAGTTATATCTCCAACCACAACAAGCTGCTGCTCAGGCTTACAGCCAGTATCAAGGCTATAGCCCAATGGGTACGGCTCTTAGCGGTCTCGGCTCAGCGATGAGCGGAGGAGGTGGCGGTGGTGCTTCTAGCTGGTTCAGCAGTTTAATTGGAAGTAATGCTGGTACAGCAGCTCGATATGGGACAAACTTAGGCTCTCAACAAACCAATATGTTACAAGCACAAGAACAAGGACTTTGGGGTTAATTATGGCTGAGAATATTGTAAGTAGTTTATTCGGTATCAACCCACAAGCTTTGTCTCAACAAAGACAAGCCACAGACGCAGCTAACGCTTTCCGTTATGCTCAGCTAGACCCAATGCAGCAAGCTAAGATGGCTATCTATCAAGGCACAGCTGGTTTAGGTCGTGGTGTTAGTGGTTTACTAGGCGGTGATCCAGAGATGGAGAAAGCTTCGATGGCTAAGAAACTAGCTGGACAGTTTGACATCTCGACTGCTGACGGCTTGCGTCAGTATGCACAAGCATTGGCTCAGAACGGAGCTCCTGATTTAGCAGCTATGGCTGCAGCAGAAGCAGATAAACGCAGTCTTACACAGGCTCAAACAGCTAAAGCTCTTCGTGAACAAAATGCTCCGTCTTCTGATTTAGGTAAGAAGATTGCTGAGCGTCAGGCTATTGTAGATCAGTACGGACCTAATGACCCTCGTGTAGCGTTATACGATAAAGCTATTGCTCGTTCAGGAGAAGGACAGAAGATTGTTGTCGGAGTCAACGCTATTGACAAAGAAGGTAATCTACGCTCTAGTTTCTTGACTGAAGCTAAACCATATCGTGATCCGTTCATTGCTGCTGGTAAGATTGAAAACTTGCTTACATCTGAGTCTAGCTTGGCTGATAAGATTAGTAAGAAACAATGGGGCAAACTTGCTGGCGATGCTACCATCTCCAACAAAGACACAGAAGGCTTAACACAGTTCGGTGATCTAGGTACTCGTTTGAACGGTATCTTGACTCAGTTCGCTGAGGGTAAATACTCAGATGACCAACGTAAAGAAGCGATTAACTTGGCTCGTCAAATCAAAGCTCAGTCAGAGTCTGGATATAACGAAGTACGTGGACAATATCTATCCCGTGCTGAAGCTGAGAAACTCGATCCTAAGACACTGGGCTATATTGCTCCTGTCCTGCCTAAAACAGCTCGTTCGTTTGTGGTTGGTAAAGTTTATTCAGATAAAAACGGTAAGCAAGGTGTGTTTCAGGGTTATAATGCAGACGGTACACCTAACTTTAAACCAGCTAGCAAATAAGGAATAACATGGCAGATTTTGACTGGGAAAGTGCTCAAGAGGTACAAAGCACAAAACCTGCAGTTTCAGAAGGTCGTAAGATTGTAGAACAAGCAGCTGAAGGACCTCTTGGTGAGGTTGTTTCAGCCCTTCCTTGGGCTCAAGCAGCTACTGGCTTTGCTCCTCTAGTAGGACAGCCTAGTGGCTATGATATCGATTCTAGCCAAGCTATGGGGGCTCTACGACGTTTATTTGGACTGTCTGGGCAGGCTCCTGAGACTGTTGGCGGAAAAGCCGTAGGAGCTGGTTTAAAGGCTCTGACAAGCCCTTCTACATATACCACTGCTCCGTTGTTCGGAATGGTTGGTCCTATCTCTACCGCTGTAACCGCTGCTGGCGGTGCTGCTGGTGCTGAAGTAGGTCAAGAATATCTTGGTCTTCCTGGAGCTATCTTTGGTGGTCTCGTGGGCGGTGCTCCTGGACAGATGGCTGGCACAGGTAAGCGTTTGTTCTCTGAGTTCCAAGCAGCTTCACAGGCTGGAGGAGCTCTCAATGACTTCGCCAGCACTGTAGGTGGTAAACGTGCTGCTACCGTGGCTCAGAAAGCCTTTGAATCTGATTCTAACCTAGCTGCTAACCTTCTCCGTGCTCGTGAGATTGAACAGTTGACTGGTGTTAAGCTTCCTACCAACGCAGCTGCTCAAGGCTCTAACGTTCTTATCCAAGAGATGCGTTCACAAGCTGCTCAGAATCCACAATTCTTAGACGCTATTCGTCAACAAGAAGCACAGGCACAGAAAGACATCTTTGCTAGAGCACAGAAGCTATTTGGTCAGCCCTCTGCTGAGCGTGTAATAGAAGCAACTAAGAATGAAGCTTCTGCTGTTAAGAGTCTAAGTCGTCGTATTGCCGACATCGATGCTTCTTTAGGTCGTATGACTTCTGAAGTAGAGAATGTCGATCCTACACGACTGGGCAATCAGATCACTAACTTAGTTAAAGCCAAAGAAGCTGCTGCTCGTGAAGCAGTGTCTCCTCTGTATGAAAATGCTTTGAACGCTGCGGAAGCTAAAGGTATTAACCTTAATCCAGATCAAACACAGTCAATCTATGACTTTGTACAGTCTTCTGTAAACAGAGATACATTCAAGACATTCCCTGGAGTGTACGGCAAAGTATTGTCTAAGTTTAAACCAGAGACATTAGAAGACGGAACAGAAGTCTTTAAAGCTGCTACTGTACGTGATCTAGACTCACTGAAGCGTGAAGTTAACAAAGCTCTTCGTGGTCCTGCAAGTCAAGATACTCGTCGTATCCTCCTGAACTTACGTAATCAAGTAGGTACAGTTGTTGATGAGCTTCCACAAGACTTTGCTGATGCTTACCGTGGTGCTGATGCTGAATACTTACGCAGAGTTGGTATTCCTTTTGAAGCTAAAGCTATCGAAGACATTGGAGGTAAAGGATTTGTTGAGCAAACCGTTCCTGTCCTTACAAAGAACCCATCAGCATTGCAACAGTTCCTTGATGTATCAGGTAACGACGGTGCTCCAATCATCCGTGATGCGTTCATGTATGACTTAGCTAAAAACCCTAGCTTAATCGACCCTAAGACTGGTGGATTAAATACGAAGGTATTAGACAAGTTCTTGAACCAGAATCGTGATACTTTGAAGCTAGTCCCAGAAGTACAGACTGAGCTGAACGGCTTACGTGTAGATACTAAGCAGTTAGTCGCTGCTCGTAACAAGGTAGACGACTTACTCAGAGCTGAAAGCATCCGTGAAGCTGATAGCCTGTTCAATAAAGTAAGTAACCAACGCTTGAACACTGTGTTGGATAACTTCTTGGCTGTGCCGTCAGAGCAGACTACTATCATGAATCAGCTTAACAAGAATCCTGAAGCTATGAAAGGCTTTAGAGCTGCTGTTGCGGACAAGATGCTGCAAGGCGGTAGCCCTCTGGAGTTCTATACAGCTAACCAGAAGGCTTTGGACAAGCTATACGGTCCTACCTACACTGAAAACGTAAAAGCTCTTGCAGAGGCTGCACAAGCTCTTGCATCGAATCCTGTGAAGCTTAATGTGCCTATCTCAACTATTCGTAAGACTAAGTTTGAGGAAGCTACTGGTATGTCTCCTGAGGGTACAGTTGCTTTAGCACGTCGTCAGATTACATCTAACTTCCAGAAGGTAACTATTGGTCTAAGTAAGTTCTTCCAGAACCAAGCTAACGAAGCAGAGAAGAAAGCTATTCAGGAGTTTTTACAAGACCCTAAACAGATTCAGAAAGCAGCTGAGTACATGAAAGAAATTAACATGACTCAGGATTTACCTAAAGTACGTAAGTTGGTGGATAAGTTTACTTCTGAAGTAGCTCGTCGGGGCGCATACGCAACCAAGCTTGGCTTAGATGCTGAGATTGGTGCAGTGCAACCAGGAGAGTCACAACAACCAGAATCAGTTGACATGGAGTTTAGTTTCTAATGGACCCAATCACCTTACTAGCTGCATTTGCACCTCTGGCGGTAGACTTAGGCAAGTCGTTGATTGCCAAGTTTGTCGCTCCAGAGAACTTCAAACCAGCAACTATTGAACAGTATGTCGAGGTCAAGAAGATTGACTTAGAGATGTTTAAGGCTTTAAACGAGGCTGGTGGCTCTAATCCATCATACTTGTGGGTAGAGGCTATCGTAAGGCTGCAGCGTCCTCTAGTGGTCGCTATAGCTCTTGGTGCATGGGCTTGGAGCCATACATACGGTATCCCAAGCTCTGAAGTCGATAACTTCGCTGCTATTGTAGGTTTCTACCTCTTTGGTGATCGTACAATGTTTTACGCTAAGAATGGAATTGCTAAATGAGTTTTACACTATCTGAACGCTCCAAAATCAACCTTAAAGGTGTGGATGAAAGATTAGTAAAGATTGTAGAACAAGCCATCAAAGAGACACCTATTGACTTCACAGTCACAGAAGGTCTTAGAACACCTCAGAGGCAACAACAGCTTGTCAATGAGGGATACAGTCAAACTCTTAAATCAAAGCACCTAACAGGTCATGCAGTCGATTTAGTGGCTATTGTCGATGGTAAGGTAAGCTGGGAAAAGAAACACTATCCTCCGTTAGCTGAAGTAATGAAGAAAGTCGCTAACGATCAAGGTGTTAAGATTCGTTGGGGTGGTGACTTTAAGTCCTTCTTCGATGGTCCTCACTTTGAATTAATGTAGCATATATTACACATTTTATACTTATAGGTATCAATTTCACTGCTATTTTGATACTTGTAGGTATAAAAAAACCTCCCCGAAGGGAGGCTGTAAAGTACCACACAATGTTACTTAGATAGAGCATCCACCAGCGGTGCAAGACAACATCTGAGCACCTTCGACGTTATCGTCATACTCTTTGAAGTTCTCCCAGTTTACTGTCTCTGGAACTAACATCTTGAGCTGGTTATAAGTCTGTTCGTCACACTCTTCATACGGAGCTTGTTTGTAAGTTCCACCATCCATCGGCAGGAAAGACACACCAGTAACTTCATCAAAGTGCTTAAATGTCCATGCTCCGACATCCATCCACTCTTTCTCTAATACAGAGATAGTTACTGAAGGCTTATGCTCACAGTAATGACGCTGGAAAATCAACCACAAGCGTAAGTGCTCAATCGCAGTCAAATCCTCACGTAACAACGCACCATCAGCCACAGCAACAGGAAAGCTAAACACTGTTGTTGATTCAGGCTTCATCACACAAGGCTCTGCAACAAAACCAGCTTGAATCATAAACTGTGTTAAAGGGTCTTTGTTATCAGCTCGGACACGACGAATATAATACTTACTATGCTGAGGATGAATGCCAGATGCGGTAGAACAGAGCTGACTGACTGTCCCTTCGGGCTTGACTGCAGTGACAGCCACACTCTGATTAATTCCAATAGCGTCAGCGTAGAAAGCGTTAGTAGCAACAGCAAGGTCACGGAGAGCCTCCAATCGAGCAGGTAATCCTTCATCATCAGGATTGTTAAGTAGAGTGTTGTCGCAAATACCAGTCATTGACACACCTAAGAGTGCTTCTTCTTCAGTGTTCTTCTGCCAAATCTTACGCAAGTAAGGGAAGTCTGTTAACGATGCTTGGAATGTTCCCAGAATCGTAGCAAGCCTAATCTTACGGCTGATGTCATCGATACTATCAGTAGAGCGAATGATGCAAGAAGACAGATTACAGAATTGGTAAGGACGTAAAATGATCTCCGAACATGGGTTTGTTCCGAACTCATAAGTCGCATCTCGTCGTCCATTCTTAGCAGCTTGCTTCTGGCTAGCTTCACGATTAAAGATTCCACGCTCACCAGAGTGTGATTCATAGATAGAACTCCATTCACGCATGAATTGACCAATAGAAGGTGTCTCTAAGTAAGAAGCAGAGTTGTTAGCCAATGCTCGTTGACCTTGACCATCCCACCATGCACCAGCTTTAGCGTGAGCCATCTTGTCATCAGATAAGTCTGACAAAGAAATCATTGCTGACCGTCTGACTCCACCCACAACAACAACTTCCCCGATCTTACAGAGAATATCATGACACTCAAGGGAAGTGAGACGACGACCTGCTGCTCCTTTAAACTTGGCGACACAAAACTTATAAAGTTCTTCCAAAGGTCCTGGTCCAGAGGCTCTACCTCCGAATGTCTTAAGTCTAGCCCCTGCAGGTCGAACTCGTGATACGTCGAACTTTGGAATCTCGCCAGCGTATAGAAGAGCCAAGAGTTGACGAAGTGATTTTGCCCATCCTTCTTTAGAATCCGACACAACAATAGAAGTCTTACTATCAAACAACTGCTCTGGCACTTCAGGTAATTTCTTAACATATTGCTGCTCCACAGAGAACCCAACACCAGTACCACAAAGCAAGATGTACATCGCTTCGTCAAAGGCTTTAGGGTCATCAATCGGTAAATAAGAACAGTTAAATGCAGCCACGTTCTGACGCTCGAGAGCTGGTCCAGCTGTCATAATAGCTCTCATAGACGGTACTACATCCAACGCAACTACTGCCTCTTCAAGTTCTTTACGAAGTTCTTTTGTAAGTGTGTAGTTCTGTTTTTCTGCTAAATGCTTTTCCATAAAATCAAAATATCGTGCCACTGTTTCATCCCAGTGCTCACGACGACCTTTATCGTCAAGATAGCGACTGTATCTCGATTTAGCGATGAAGGTATTGTATGGAGTCATTGTGTAGTTATTGCTCATTCGACTTCTCTTTCTAATTTATCTGCGTTGTCTTCAATCCGATCACTAAACATCTCTACTAGCTCCTCGCTTGTTACTTCGAGTAGCTCCAGCAGTACTTCTTCTGGGATTTGTTTTAGTCGGTCTTTTATTTCCACTAGTGTCAAGGGCATTACATATCTCCTCCGTCTTAAAATGTTTAAGTGCTTCATTTAGTCCGTCTTCCCAATTATCGAACCACACAGTTTTCATTGTATCATACCAGTACGTAGTGTCACCTTTAGGATACCATCTCCAGCACGATAGTTTCTCACCGCCAATTAAATTAGCGACAGGAACACCTACCGAGCCAGCGATATGTGCGATTGCGGAATCTACAGAGATAACTCCGTCCAATGCTTGAACTTTGTCAGCTGTATCAACCCATAATTCGGAAGTTAAGTAACCACCTTCTTGTTGCAGATTAACCCATTCAAACTCAGGATGTTCAGCGATGAACTTATCCATGATTTCTTTAGGCATCTGCTTTGCCTTCATGTTCCAACTGGTGTTGGTAGTGGTATAACAGTATCCTATCATAGGTTTGTCGTGTTTTTCTTGACTTAGATCAAGATTCCTAAATATACCTTCTGCACCATAAATGTGCGCCACTGGCTTAGCTGGCAACACACCATGTTCCATAAGGCAATAAGGAATAGACATCACTTTGAGCCGAATACCGTTCTTAACTTCCTGTTCCATGTCATAGAAACCGTCATGGTTGGGAAGCCTACGAAGCAGCTTTAGAATCTGCCGAGGAAAAGCCAGCTTAACTGACTTAGCCCCTGCTTCTTTTAACAACGGAATGAAGCGACTGAACTGAATCATATCACCCCAACCAGCCTCACACCAGACTACGATGTTCTCTCCTTTAATGTTCATGCCTGGAATCCAGACACGCATCTTATCGAAGTTAGACTTAACACCGTACACTGGGGTAAGGTTCGGAAGAGACCGCAACTCATGTAGATAGAAACCGTATTCCCAGTTCCCTTCTTTAATAAGTCGTTGTCCTTTCTGATAGGCTGGATTAGCATCTTCTTGATTAGTTACAGCGTAGAAGTTAATCCGTCGATGCTTATTTAATTCAATCATAATATCCGTTGTAAACAGTTTCGTAGTTTTTAATCAAGTATTCAATATAATGCTTAGCTTTTTCTAGGTCTTGAACACCTGCTTTGTGAGGAAAGCGAAGAATGTATTTTACCACGTTAGCTGACCAAGGGTCTAGTTTGTAATCGCTATAGATGTCCCAAGGTTGAATCTTGGTACGCTTATAGTGATTACCTCCTATCTGCTTAGCCATTACATCGCCAGCGTCTTCCATACCAGCTCTTTTAGCCTTCTCTGCTAATAAATCCTTAAGAGTGCAGGTCTGTGTTTCTTGTTTTTCCACACGTAGTGGTTCATACATTGGATCGTTCATGATAGTCCTTTTATCTCTACTTTTTTCTTTTCCAAAGCTGTCGTGCCCTGCGCCCACGTGCCACATGATCGACACTGATACCGCTGATACGTTCCAGTAGACGAAACTGCTGTTCCACGCTTTTGAAGATGCGTATGTCCACAAGATGGGCAACCTTGAATATCGTTGAATAGATTACGGTTAGGAGCGTTCTTAATCCAAGGTAGAAGTGTATCGTAAAGGTTTTCCAATAAAACCACATCTTGAATATTGTAATCTTCCATTCGTTTCCAAGCATCTTTATCTCCGTTCATGCACTTGACCCACAATGCGTGACCTTCGTGCTCGTGTTTCTGTCCAATCCCAAGTCTCTGAGCTACGTAGTCCAACTTATTACTAGGAAACCTAAAGCTGCTGCGAACAACACGTAATAGGTCAATCTGTTTATAAGGCGATGGTGGATTAAGACGATGTAGTAAGAATTCCTTGTTAAGAGTAGGAATATCAAACTTAGTACCATTATAATGAATAACTGCATCTGCACTGTCGAGAAGCTCATGAATACCTTTCAGCATGGCTTTTGGTTTAGATTGATGAACAGAATCAAAGTAAATGTCGTCCTCTCCGAGCCACTTTGCTGCATAGCAAAGCACGTAAGAGGATTCCATCAACTGATTGATACTGACGTTTTGCTGCCACAGACCCCATACATGGGCTGTGTTAGGACTAGACTCAATATCTAACAGTAAGATTTTCATTAGAATTCCATTTCCATTTGTCGTTTATTACAACCAGCACCGCAGGTTGCTTGAACACAGTGTTCACATCCGTCTGTTTCATCGCCAAAGCTAAATTCAACTACATTATCATGAGAAGAACCAATGTTGTATCCGTACAGCATAGATACAGCTTTCTCATAGATACCTGTAACAATATTATGTCCTTGTCCATCAGGAAGGTTTACAGTCAATACAACGCTTCTGCAGTCTTCCTCGCTTTCGTACTCACTAAAATCAAAATGTAATCTCATTTCTTTTCCTTTGAAATAATATCGAAGAAAGCCTCTGCGTCTAACGCTACTAAAGGCTTACGTCCGTTCTGTTTAATTACAACAACTGGCTCGTGTGTACCGTGTGTATTAGCTTGGTCATAATGACCGTACAACGCTACCTTTGCCAGACTCTTACATTCAAACTGAAACGGTATCAAGTCTCTAGCATGGGGACTGAGCTTTACGTCCTCTCCGCCTGCTCCCATCGACGTTGACACTAAGTCGCCCTGCCTTAGCTGGGGAAACCTTTTTTGCAGTTCCGATACTACCCACTTTTGCAGGTTTCTTCCCTTTGCTTTTGCTGACTGGGGCTTCATCTTTCACCTCTAGTTGTTGGTCAATAATCCAAGACTTAGGAATACTGATTACATTGTTGCATAAATGATCTGACACAGTTCCAGCGACACAAACACCATCATCTGTTTCTGCTACTAAGAACCCTACGGTGATGCAGGTAGCAAGGTCTACTTTGGGTTCTTCCCAGCCAGCATCAGCTTGAGCATCAATCCACGTTAGACGCACCACAGGCGCTTCTGTAAGGTTTACAGCTACTTTCACTTTGGCGGTTGCCATACTTGTCCTTTTTCTCTGAGAATCCATAATAGACGACCGTTTTCTAATACTCTAGCTTCGTCACCTTCGTAGGCTTCTAACACCACGTCGTACATCTCCTTCTCGGTTTTGCACTCAGCTAACAGCTTATTAGCCTTGACTGGTCCAATACCTCTAAGTCCTATGATGTTATCAACCTTATCGCCAGTGAGTATCTGGAGATAGAAGTTCTTAATACCTTCTTCTTCCGTGATGAAATACTTTTCACCTTTAACGAAGTTGTAGTGATGTCCACGAATCATGTTGATGTCTTTATCGAGCGTTACCAAGATATAGTCTTCAGGATCGTGAGCGTAAGCATAGATTCCTAATGCGTCGTCTGCTTCCATACCGTTGACAACTTCAAAGTTCCAAGACTTTTCCATGTACTCACGCAGTAATTGAAAATGATAGGGTTTAGCATTATCAGTCCTATTACCTTTGTATGGTGCGGTAACGGCAACCTCATCTCTGAAGTTACCTTTACCTGTCAAATAACCTTGAACATCGTCAACATTGAGATTAATGTACAACTCGTCCAGAAACTCTGAGAGCCGTGCTAACGCAAATTCGGCAGGGTCTCCTTCAGAAGCAAATCCGAAACGATATACAAGAATGTCAGCGTCGACGATGGCGATCATAATGGAATGTCGTCGTCCATTTGCTCATCAGCAGAAGCTGAATCAGCATTGTAGACTTTCAAGTCAGTGATAGTAATCTTCGCCAAAGACGGAGACACACCAGACTTGTTCTTCCAGTTCCAGTGATAAGGCTTAATCATTGCGACTGCCTTAGAACCGTTACCAACTGCTTCTTTGATCTCTTCACCAGAAGCATCAAATGGCTTGATCTCATAGTTACTCTTAGCTGTAATGAACCAGCCCTTTTCAGGCTTGTCTTCACGCTTACGTGGTGCAAGACCTACTGCTTCCAATGCTTTAACAGCACCATCAGAAAGGTTGCACAAATCTACTTGATATTTACCACTCATCTCGGACTTGCGATTGAGAAAAGCCCATTGAACTTCGGCTTCAAACTTCACAGGTTTATCGATATTACTCATATTTAAAACTCCTTTAATATACTGCGTTGAATTAAACTACTCTTTAATACTGCTACTGCACTGTCCCTGTAAACTGACGCATTTCATCGAGACCTTCCATTTCATCATTCTCGATACACCAGATAGCTGCTTCCATTACATCCAGCGTATCGTCAAGTGTAACAGAAGTTCCGATAGAGAATGTTCTGTCAGCATACAAGGTTAAAACAACTTGCCCTTCAACTACTTTATCTTCTTTGTCCATTAGTGGGTCTCTTTCCAGTTATTACCAACTTTATACTCGCCCGTCAACGGACAGTTCATGTTAAATACTACACCAGATGCTTCAATTGCTTTAACACCTGATTGTCCTACTTCTTCTGCATACTGCTCTGGTACTTCAATCTGCCACTCATCATGAACATTAGCTACTAATTTAAACGGTATTTTCCGCTTTGTCAAGTCTTTATACAAAATAACCATTGCTTGCTTCATTACGATTGCGCCAGCACCTTGCAATAGCGTGTTGACCGCAGCGTGCTCCGAACGAATGAGTAGCTTACGTCCGTCAAGACCTGGTAATTTGCCTTCTTTAGCGAATATGCGACTAACTTTCTGCCGTAACGCATTGAGCTTGGGTGTGTTCGCCAGAAAAGAATCAATGAGCTTTTGTCCTTCTTTCGATGAACCTCCAGCAACCGACCCGATTTTGGCAGCTCCTGCGCCATAGAGGAAGGCATATATAAACGTCTTAGCTTGGTTCCTCGTTTCAAGCCCTGCAGCTTTTTGGTTCGTTGTGTGTATGTCGCCTGATACGACTTCCATTGTATACGCATGATCGTTCATATAGTGAGCAAGCATACGAAGCTCTAATCCGCTTGCATCGATACCCACTAACTTATTTCCTTTCTCAACTGTCCATAAAGCCCGACATTCGGGACCATATACTGCACTGCTGTTAGGCACTTGTGCCATATTGGGGCTCATGTGCGTCATACGACCTGTGACAGCTCCGTTAGTTATGACACGACCATGTACCCTACCATCTTCTTTAACAGCTTCTAACCACGATTCTACCTGTGCTATACGCTTCTGTAGCATTAAGTACTCTGCGATGGCTTTCGCTTCTGGGAAGTCGAGACCTTCGAGCGTGGTTTCGTCGACGATGACGCTACCTTTTTCGGTGCGCTTCGTGGGCTTCCAGCCTTTTTCTTGGAGTCTTTCTGCGATTTGCTTACGGCTTCCTGGGTTGAACGGCTCGACGATATCCCGAAGAGGCTTGCCCGATGTTTTGTGGGTGCGCCCAGATGTGACGACGGGAGGAAATATCCTTTGCATTTCAACGAGAATAGTATCCAGCTTAGCTTTAAGTTCCGATAGTAATAGCATACTAGAAGCTTCATCGATCTTAAAACCGTTTCTTTCTTGTACGCAAATAATTGCTTGGACTTCATGTTCTAACTCCTGTGATTTATCAGAAAAACCTTGTTGTTTCAAATCAGTTATTATACGTTGATACAGTTTGTATAATACCTCTACGTCCTGCTTGCAATACACAATCATCTCATCTAAGGTGTGAGTTTTTAAATCAAAGTCATCGAAGTCAATCTTCTGCGACCCTAGTTCCTCGCCCCATGACGCTAAGCTGTGACCGCCTTCTCTGCTTGGATTGAGTAATCGGCTTAGCACTAACGTATCTCTCGTCATCTTCAATGTAATCTGACAGTTCCATAACTTGTTCAGTAGATAGAAGTCGAACGCTATCCCATTGTGAGCCACTATCAAAGTTGCGTCCTTTATGTATTCCCGTAGGTCGCTTGCTTCTGTCCATGTCCGTACTTCTCCAGTATCAATGTCTTTGGTTACAACACACCAGATTTTAGTGTGAGCGAGGTTGGTTTCAATATCAAGAATAATTTGCATTTCATCATCTTACTAAGTGCTCATACTTGTTGTCAACAAATATAATGTTTGCACCGCAACGAATCAGAGGAAAGTAGTTGTTTTCACCCAACAGTGTGCTAACCGCATCTGCATAGTTGAATTTATCAAGACCACCTACTTCCGCACAGATTAGCTTAAACGGAAATCGCTCAAAGTCAATGCTGTCAAGAATATCGTAGTCGAGACCTTCCACGTCAATCGTAAGAAAATCAGGAACAGCTTTATTGCTTAAAACTTGAGCAACTGTCATTACTGGTAATTGACGAACATCTCTAATGCTGAACTCTGGGTGCTCTAATACAAATGCCTCTACTGTAGCGTGATCGAAGGAGTTACGACCAGAATGTTCATCTACCATGTAAAAGTCTAAGAAGCCAGATTCTGTACCGACACCAAAGTTTAGGTTTACATCTAGTGGTCGATCAACCATGAACTGTGTAAACAGGTACGGATTAGCTTCTACGTTGATACCACGAGAGCCAGCATCGTAGAACAGTTTAGTGTTGCTAATGTTAGTAGGGTGATGTGCTCCGATGTCTAGGTAAGATGGATTATCAATACCCAGATTATCGAAAACAGCCCGAATAACAAGATCATCTCCATGTTGTGCATACGTTACTCCTCCGAATCGTTGGTCAGGGTGTGTCATTTCTCTTGTGCCTTTCTTAGTATTGCTCTTTTAAAATCACGCCAAGTTCCGCTAGATTGGCAAAACTCAAAGAATCGTTCTTTTATTTCTTCATCTGTTAGTAGTGTCTTTGCTGGTTTGTAATACTGGCTATTTTCCCAGCCATGCCAAGCCTCACAAACATTCTCTACTAGGTCATAAACTGTGTGTCCTGAGTCGCTAATACTTTCATCAAGCCATCGATTAAATGCCTCGTCACTAAACCTTTTTCTATCTGCTTCTCGGTCTTTTAGTGTCTTTGCTGGATGGGTGTAGAGTGGAATAGCGTTATCCGCCCAAACAGGTTCAACTTCAGTAAATGTTGTAAAACTTCCTTCATCGTCAGTTTCAATGACTTTCCAAGCTACTGGTTCATTGTTCATTTAATAACCTTTCTAATACTGCTAGTTTCTCATCATCAGTCATTACATACCATCTACTGATTTCATCTTTAGTTCGACCACAATCATTACATTCTTGAATTGTGATGTCGTAAGTGCATTTACCGATACACGGTGACTTTACCATATCTTCTTTCCATTTCCATGAATTACTCCAGTTGTGTAGATTGAGTGGAAAACATTTCCAGACCATTACTCACAGTTCTTTCTTAATCGTTTAGTCTTGTCTTCGTTATCGCTAAAGTACTTACACTCCTTACCTTCTCGTGGGCTATCAACAAAGTAAGATTGTCTATATTCACAAACTCTAGCAGTAAAGCGATAACACCTCTCACGCTTCTTACAAGTCTCGTCACGACACATTGTTATATCAGCCATTCTGTTTCTCCCTAACAAAATCAACAGCGTCCCAGAAACCGTCCTCATATTCTTCTGACCTAGTTCCGTGCATAGTGATATCCTCAGCCCATACCACCATTTTTTCCAAGTGTCTAAGCTGCCTACGCTGGCTTTCGATTAGTTCTTGCGCTTGCATCAGAATAACATGAGCTGTTCCCCAAGGTAATTCAGAAGTCTCGTCTAAGTATTCTTGAATTTCTCTTAATACTTTTTCAGTAGCTAGTCGCATTTGTCCTGTAACTCCATGATGTCATGCTGAAGTGCTTTAATTTCATCGTTCATAAAACGCAACATTTCTGTTGCATCTTGAATCAATCCACATTCTTTTTTTGCGTATGGATTGCCGTAGCGTTGATCTAATGCTTCAATCAACTCTTCAATCTTCATAACCATTTTGTAATCTCCACAATAATAAAAGTTAATACACCGAAGGCATACAAAGCTGTAGCCACTCCTTCCACTAGCACCAGCGGTGCGTCGTCCTGGACATACCCAGCAGCTGTCCACAATCCGCTACCTATCAAACCGAATAAGATATTAAGAGGATAGATATTGAAGCTGGTTAGAGCTATTCCAATGAGACATAAGGTAGTCCCGTACCATTTAAGGCTAGAAAGCTGCACTGTCCACCTCCTCCAGTTGATACTCAATATCAATTAAATCATCCTCGCTAATCTTTTCCTCCTCAACTGCATCGTAAAGGTCGTCCTCACGATCAGCATATACTGAAACAATATAAGTTTTTGTAACTTTAAACTTTCCAACAACACCTGCTGGTTCTTCTTTGTAGTACATCATTTTTTATTTCTCCATTCGTCAATTAGTTTATCAAGTCTACTGCCTTCAACCCATTCAAATTCTTCCATGATGTTGTCACAGTTTACAACAACTGGTGCAACAGTTTCAAGACCTACATCCCACGCACTATTACGCAACCAAAGATAACGCTCTGCGTTCTCCCAAGTATCACGATTGTCCTGAATCTTACTAAACACATTGATGTTAATGTTTCGTAAGCGATCAATTTCATCGCACAGTGCCGTGATATATCGTCGTGTGACTACATATTCGTCTTTTGCCGCATAACTACGGGCTTGTTTAACTAAATCTTCGTTCATATTAATCTTTCCAAAAGTCTGTCATGTGAGAAACCGTATACCCTAAAAATACTACCAATAATAAAACAAGTAACAAGGTAATCATAACGTATCCTTAATTTCCATCATTCGTCCAGTACTAGGATTATATAACAAGTCACTAGCACCACCAGTATAGCCACTAAATCTATTCTTCAATACTCTAACATGGGTGGTGTTGCGTTCAATTGCATCCACAGCCTGTCCATTACGTTCTAATCCTATCACAATGTCAGATAGCTGTGCAATAGCACCAGAGCCACGAAGCTGTGCTAACGATGTCGCTGCTCCTTCTTCGTGTCCACGATCGCTAGGACGCTTTAGGTGGCTTACACAGATCAAGCTGATGCCTGTTTCCTGCACTAACATACGCAAGCGTGTCATGATCGAGTCAAGTGCTTTACGTTCGTCACCGACATCGCCCCCACTAACAATAATGCTAATGTGGTCGAGAACAACAAATCCACAGTTGAGCCCTTTCGCCATATACCTAACTCGGTTGACAATGTTATCAAGAGAGCTACTACCAAAATGGTCAAAAAGAAATAAGCGATTAGTACCAAGCGTGCTATCGAAAGCATTTTTTAATTCCGTATCAGAAACTTCTACATCAGGTAAATGAATTGGTTTGTTTACAGCCAGCGACATAAGGCTACGAGCAGTCTTACGCACACCTTCTTCCAAGAACAACATACCAATATTGTCTTCGGTGTTGTTCAAGATATGCCACACAATCTCACGCAAGAACTGGGACTTACCAAGACCAGAGCCAGCTGTAACCATTACCAGTTCACCTTTACGGATGCCGTAGGTTAGCTTGTTCAAGCCGTCATACGGATAGGTTACTTCAGCTTTCTCCATCGGAGTTGATACAACCTCCCATAGGGTAGAACCTTCGATAATGCCGTCTGGGACATAGTTCTCAGCTCTCCACCAATCTTCCACGAATTCCTTGCTGGCATTGATCTGGAGGTAATCAGAAGCATCTTTGAGAGTGGTACGCATCTTCATCAGCTTTGCTTTAGCACCGAACAATTCAGCCACAGCAACAGCGGCTTTTTGTCCAGGCTCATCAGAGTCAAAAGCTATAACAATGTTCTCAAAGGAATCAATGTACTCAAACTGGGCTTTGCAGTCCTTTAGAGCAGCTGCAGCGCCATTCCGTACAGATACCACAGGGTACTTAGCACCCATCATCTGAAAGGCTGACAGAGCGTCTAATTCGCCCTCACAGATGGTTAGATAGCGACCGCCACGAGGGAATAAGCTTTGACCGAACAAAGTAGCCTTAGAGAAGTCCCCAGCAATAGCAAACTGCTTGTTCTCTACATTTCGTGTCTTGACTGCCGTTAGTACATTGTCAATGTCGTGATATGGGTAGTAATGGTTTTCGCTTTTGTTATCTAGACGAACCCCATATTTTGTACATACAGCAGAAGAGATATTCCTACTAGCAATAGCCAGAGTAGTAGCTTCATCATAAAAGTTTAAATCCTTGTTCATAAGTTTCTTTACAGTTGTATTCATTGGAAAAGGTCTGCTACTGTCTGTGTAAGTTTCACACACATAGCAATAAGCGTGTCCATCATCGTATAGCGTGTTTCCGTCGCTGGAGCCACAGTTAGAGCAAGCCATACGTTTTACTGCTCTGCTCTCGGTCATATTAATGCGTCCTCAAATTGTGATAAATCTAGTTTTACTTTAGGGCTACGAACACATTTAAATGTCCAACCAGCCCTATCGTTTACCAGTTGCCTAGCTTCTTCTTGGCGACCGACAATACGCATCAAGTCACCGTTCTCGTCTTTAACTAAGTATTTCATTTAGCCCACCATTGTCCTTGTGTCAACCGAGCACACAGTTTCTGGACATCAGCAGGGTGGTCAGCTTTGTCAGAGCAAGCATAGACTACTGAACGAGGGTTTTGATAAAACCATACAGTTCCAATAATCCCGAACGTCAGAACGCCTACGCATAATATAGTTAACCAATCTCTCACGATTCCTCCAACAAAGCTAGTTCAAGTTTCTCAGCGATTAAGACATCAAGGTCTTGAAGTACCTTGCTGTAGCCGTACTGCTCTATCAAATCCATCATCGCAGACAAAGTGAAATGATAGTGTGCTTCTAAGTTCTCGTCTGGCATAAGTTTCTCCATAAATTAAGACTACACATTAACACATAGGGACATAGGTGTCTGTTGTATTTTGTCAACATCAATGTATTGACAATTAGACAAATCCATGCTACCCTCATCTATATAGATACAATGTATCTTTAGAGTACTAAGTATTAACATAAGAATATACATAGTACTCTATAGAGTGCTTTAGTACATTAACGATCTGCATAGACATCATCATAGTAATCATCATTGTTAGCGTTATAGTCGGAAAGATCATCTTCATCTTGGTATCCACCAATGTCAGATTCATGTAGTAAATCCTTACGATCAGAATGAATGATAACGGTGTCCATAGCGACATAGCAGTCTTGGCATATGTCTAGGTACTGTCCAGTGATTAAATGCTTCCTAGTGGCTTCATAGTCGTTCAGTGAAGCATTGCAAATAGTACATCTCATTTTAATTCTCCTTAGTTAATTACAAATGATGGTTTTACCATCGTTACAAACACTGCATACTACCATAGACCCATCTGGTGCAATGATGGTGATAGGTCTACAAGAAGCGTAAGCCGACACACTCACACATAGGCACATAGCGACATAGAGGTATTTCATAGTAATTCTCCTTTTGGTTAGATACAACAATTACAGTCTCGTGGGGTTTTTTACATTTGCACATAGGGACATACCCTAATGTGGTATAAAAACAACACATCTACACATAGGCATATAGGGTGTTTTAGACTGTTGTATAAAAACAACACTTATTATTGGTATTTTTTCAGATTTCAAAAAAATGTTGTTTTAAAATGACAATCAATTTTAAGGGGCTTTTTAGGGCTTTACAGCCATTTTAAGCAATTCTGGGGTATAGGTATCACCTGGAGCGTTGCAGGGCTTCTGGAGCTTGTTTTAGGGCTTGCTGGAGGGCTTACTTGCGGCATTGGTTTAGCTCCCAGAGTCCCCAGAACTTAGGACATAAAAAAACCCTCCGTCTTACGGGAGGGCTTCGGGGTTTAAGTAAACCAGAATAAATACAGTTCTTTTATTTTGGCTAGCCATCGCTCTACTGGGGAGCAATCATCGGGAGGGAAAATCATTGGTAAGCCATCTCCCTTTCTTTTTCGATAGCCTTCTCTTCAGCGATCAAAAACGGGAATGATTCTCTAGCTATTTTGAAATCCGACATGATTTTTATAAACCAATCTTCATCTATCTCGCTCTCCATCGCCATCGCCACAATGTCTAGGAATGAATCAAGTCCAAAAGTCCGAGCAAATGATCTAGCCTGATAGATCGCCAGAGAGCCAGCTTTATAAAGTCCCATCTCCATCAAATCATCTAAAGCCATATAGAGATCGTCCTCTAAATCTTTTGGAGCAATCCCATAGCTCTGGTTCTCCCAGTGGGATTCGTAGTCATAGCCGTAGTTGTTTTGCCATCTTGGAGCCGTCCCATAGCCCTTAGCGGAGTATGTTGGTTTAGGTGCTGGGTCTTCGTTTACTTGCGCTTGCGCTAGCTCTGGGCTTGCGTCATAAGTCTTGGTTGCCGTAGGGCTTGCTGTCCATGCGTAAGTATTGGAGAGCCACAATCCTCCCCAGTAAACCCCAGCGGATTCGTTGATCGTCACAAGTCTGTTCTGGTTATCCATCAGCACGAATTTATTGCTAGCGCCTATATGGGATTCGATCAAATCCTGAAATTCTGGAGTGATAAAAAAGTCTGGATTGTTTGCCAGCATTGGGCGCAAGTAGTCACGGATATAGTGCCAAGTGTCCGACTTGGTAGTGTCCTTTTTATTGTCGGTGTGCAATATGCCGTTGTGCATGAGCCAGAGATCAATGCCGTGTTGCTTAGCGTTCAGAACTTCGTAGGGGTGACAGTTCTCTAGGTCAGTCGCTCCGTGGGTTCTCATGCGTAGGTGAAATGCACAGTCCTTTCCAGCGATATGGGAGTAATAGAAATTTACAAAATCGTCCGCTGTTTTTGGTAAGCATTTTTCGATTACCAGAGATTCGCCTTCGGTGTACATAACCCCGACCCCGTCAGAGTTGCTAGAGTAAAAATCCTTGAGCCAGCTTTCAGAGAGTGCTGGGGAGTTGCTTAATTGAGTGACTAATAAACACATGATTATTTTTCCTTGAAATTATTGTTCGTTGGTTGCGAGATCGAAAACTGATTGTTTCTGGGCTTCGGTTCTGGGGTTGCTTTTTATCTTTCCAAGTTCTGGGAGTGCCCAGTTTTTCTCGGTCAAATATTGGCGCAAAAACTTGGTGTCGCTTAAGTTCTCAGAGCGACAAATAAACTCTAAGAAATTCTCCGTTGTGAGTTGATTAGTGCCAGTGTCACGACAGAAAAACCAAGTCGCATAGGTGAACTCTAAGCAAGCCATGATCGTGGCATAGCGGAGTGTTCCCCTAAACATTCTGAACTCTACAGTTTGCTTATTCTGAAAATTCAGAGCTTCGTAACGATCAGCGTTTAAGTATTGAAGATTGTTTTCGCTCTTAGCGTTTTTAAGCCATTCATAGCCAGCCTTTTTATTTTTCACTTGGGAATATCTAGAGCTATCCCTCCGAGCCAGAGAGCGAACTAGTCGCTGGTTCCCTGAATCGTTGATAAATAAAACCATCTTCACAGCGTGAAAAAGCGACATTCCTTTTTTGCAAATATGTACATGAAGTCCGCAAGTCTGGGTGTCATGCGACTTAAGACCACGCAAGGGGTTTTTGAAGTGTTCTAGCTGTTTAGCGTGTACATCTAAGCCAGTCCAGCCAGTAACCATCTCAAAGCCGTGGTGTAGTGAGCCGTCTGATTCTAGGGCGCAATACCTAGAGCCGTCTGGAGTAGTGCCTACAGCGTTAATTAAGTCCTGCGCCAAATCCCTGCGATCGTCATAGTCCCCAGAGCGTACCTCCATCTCAAGTTCTAACCCCATGAGTACGGGAGTTTTACGATCGTCAAATGAACTAGGAATACGGGACAAAATCCGCTTGCTGGAGTGATATTCGCCTATGACTGAATCGTCCTCTTCGTCCTCCTCCGCTTGCTCCTCTTCGTACTCTTCGTTAGTAATGTAGGTGTCCTGAAAGTCGCTCCAAGTGTAGTTATCACTGGTACAGCAATCACAAATATGCTCGTTTCCGTCATGCGCCCAGTGCCCATCATCATCAAGTTCTAACCAGTTGCAATCGTCACAAGTAAACACCTCTGAATATTCTGGGAATTTCTCGTTAAACCAATCAGCAATCTCTTCGTGGTGTCCCGACCTAGTCCAGCGGTCACGGATTCGCTCGTTATCGTTTAAGAGCCGTCTAGCGGTGTCCCCGTCTTGCGTTGCGATCAGTTCAGCCAGTGAGTGCCCGACCCGTTGATTCTCTTTTCTATGCTCCGACCAAATGCGTGGATAGCGTTCAAGTTCTGGGGACATCTTTCCGTTTTTGAAATTGATATTCGCCAGCATGAGATCACGAATTTTTTGCTTACGAACTTCAGGAGCGACTAAGTTGTGTAAGTCTTTTAAGCCTTTGAGTGCTGTTTGAATGTTGTATGTCATGGTGAAAACCTCCGATTAGATAGAGAGAATTAAGACAAGGCCAAAGTAGAAAACCACAGCCAGAGCCAGAGCTAGCACGACCTCCGACCAAGTTACTTCGTTTACACCTACAGCGAGAGCTAATAATTTCAACATTTTTAAAACCTCCAAAATTAGGATATTGATTAAATTTCCCCTAAGGGACTTTCAGGGTATCACAGTTTTATAGCTAGCTCACTATTTGAGCCACTAAATTTATGACTTCGTGTCCTGGTTGCAACACTTGGGCAAGTGCCAGGACATCATCGCCCGCTAAGCCTTATTCTATATGGATCGCTAGAGATCAGAGTGAGAGAGTGCCAGAGTCCCAGCGATAGAGAAAACCTCCCAGAGAGCGTTTAAATCGTTTTTAGCCGTACTGTATGGATAACCAGTAGATAAATGCCAGAGTTCTGGGAGTAGTGCCAGAGTCTTGCTAAGTAGGAGTGTCAAACAAGTTAGATAATGCGCCAGAGTTAATCAGATAATCAAAACCAAGATAATCCAGAGATAATCAAAGTTAATCAGAGTGTGAAGTTAATATAATATATTGAGTAGTTAATATTATATTTACAAGTGCCAATGATTATCTAGCTATTAAGTTAATACAGTGCATGATCTATTAAGTATTGATTATGTTCCCCAGCATTGATTATCATTATCTATTATGTCCTCCCCTATTATCTGGGTGCTATAGGGTGCAACATCAACACACACACTAACCAATATCAAAGCAGCATTGTCTGTCATGTTGCGCCATAGTTTCTTGGTTGTTCTCTAATAAAGTGTTGTATTAAAACAACGGGGGGAGGGTCAATGCTAACCGTAAATGTTTAACGGAGCCACTAACGCATACAAAATAAAGAAAATAGACTATATTGCACTGCAACGTAAGTCTTTGATATATAAGGATGTTCACAGTAAAGTTCCATAATGTGAAATAACTGTGAAATGGCAGAATCTGTGCACCTCTGAAGGAGGGACTGCGGAGACATCAAAGACAACACAGCCCCGCATAGCTCACCGAATGGGTCAGCGATAGCTATATCGCTAAGTAAGTAACTATTCGTAACAAAGTACTTGACATTTCTTTAAAAGTATGATATTGTTCACTATATAGAACTGTGATGCAAGACGTTAGGGATGTCTTTACTTCAGCGGTGTTAGTGCTTTGTTGTTTAATTCTTTAGTTACCTCTTCTGTAGAGGTATAAACAATAAGGTTCTATTTAGTACATAGTTCTTTATCAATACATAGTACTGATATAGAACAACCTATATTAAAGACTAACAATATAGTAGAGCACCCTAAAGGATTTTTATGTCGCCCAATAAGGATAACGACTTGCAAACTGAAACAATAGAAATACCTTCTGTCGAGAAGAAAAAAGAATTAAAAAAAGGAAGACCTCGTAAAGCAGATATTGTCGCTAAGAAAAAGGGACATCGTGAGACTAGAGGTCGTCCAGCAGGAGATGCTGCAAGGATTGCTGAATTTAAAGCAAGATTGCTAGGCACTGCTGGTGATAAGATTATTAGGACTTTAATCGAGAAGGCTTTAGACCCTGACGATAAAGACCAGATTGCAGCATTGAAGATGTGTGTCGACCGTGTCTTACCTTTGTCGGCTTTCGATGCAAGTAAACAATCTGGGGGAACTCCGCAGATCAGTATTAACATTACTGGCTTAACAGGTACTGTAGACAGCACTCCAGTAATTGAGATGGCTGACGAAGTTGAATATAAGGAAGTCGATGAGTGAACTAAACTTCCAGCTGCTTAAGTGGCAGCAAGATGTATTTAAGGATAAGACTCGATTTAAAGTTATTGCTGCTGGTCGTCGCTGTGGTAAAAGCAGACTAGCAACCATGATGCTGATTATTAAGGCTTTAGAGGCTCCTGAAGGCTCTGCAGTGCTCTACGTTAGTCCCACCTTGGGACAGTCCCGTCAGATCATCTGGGATAGTCTCTTAGAGCTTGGTAAGCCTGTTATTAAGTCTGCTCATATTAATAATATGGACGTGACTTTAATTAACGGTAGAAAGATTCATATTCGTGGCGCTGATAACCCAGATACGCTTCGTGGTTTGAGCTTGTACTATGCGGTATTGGACGAATGTGCGTTTATGAAAGAAGACACTTGGGAAAAGATTATTCGAGCTTCTTTGTCTGACCGTAAAGGTGACGCTATGTTCATCTCTACTCCGTCAGGACGTAACTGGTTCTATGAAATGTACAAGTTAGGATTTAGTGATGAGGATGAAGAGTGGAAAGCGTGGCACTTTACAACGAAGGATAATGAAACAATCGATCCTACAGAAGTTGATAAAGCTAAAAGGACATTATCTACCTTTGCGTTCAAGCAAGAGTATGAAGCTAGTTTTGACAACGCTGGACAAGAGATTTTCAAACAAGAATGGATCAAATTCGGAGAAGCACCTCAATATGGCGATTACATTATTGCAATCGACTTGGCAGGGTTTGAAGAGGTGGCGAAAAACGCAGGTTCTTCGAAGAAACGACTGGACGAGTCGGCAATCGCTGTAACAAAAGTAGGTCCTGATGGTGATTGGTTTATCGAGAAGATTATTCACGGTAGATGGGACATCAAAGAGACTGCAGCAAAGATTTTAAGAGTTGTAGCTGAGTATCAGCCAATGGCGGTAGGTATTGAACGTGGAGCATTGAAGAACGCTGTTCATCCTTACCTTAACGATTTAATGCGTAAGAACAATGTGTACTTCCACATACAGGACCTGACACATGGTAACAAGAAAAAGACGGAAAGAGTGGCATGGGCTCTCCAAGGTCGCTTTGAACACGGACGTATCACCCTTAACCAGGATGAGGATTGGGGTGAATTTGTGGATCAACTCATGCAGTTTCCAACCGCTAACGTGCATGATGACTTGGTTGATGCACTAGCCTATGTAGATCAAATGGCTGTATCTAATTATGCTCAGGATTATGAAGAAGACGAATACGAAGTACTTGACGTTATAAGTGGATACTGATGACATACTTAGTTTATTTTTTTTTAGCATTAATCTCTTTGCCGATAACACTGTTGGGATTACTGCTTGCTCCTGTGCTACCTATCTTTGCTGCTAATGAGTTTGGATGGAGCGACAACCACAGTAAGGAAGAGTTTGGTCCTAGACTACCTAGTTGGTTGTTCTGGTTCATGACACCAGATAACGATCTATATGGCGATGCAACATTTTTAGCGATTAACGGAAAGAGCTACTGGTCTATGGTTAAGTGGCTTTGGAGAAACCCTGCTTATGCGTTTGCTCTGAAGTATCTCCATAATCCTTACTACACCACAGTCGCTGGAGACAAAACGATTAAAGATAACGACGGTGCTAAAGAAGGGTGGTGCTTTGTTACAGGTAACGGTTTATTCCAGTTTCGCTATGTGAAAAGAATCTTTAGTACAAACCGCTGTATCTTAATAAATCTAGGATGGAACATCATGGCTTTAGTAGATGACAATGTTAATCCTAAACCAGACCCATACCAAGCAACATTTGTATTCTCCCCACGAATCTCTGGATTCAGATAACAAGGAACCGCAATGGCTGAATTAAAGCAAAACGAATTTGACGAACCAACCGAATCAGACAAAGAGCTGATAGAGTTTGTTGTATCACATACTGATCGCTGGAGAGACTGGCGAGACACTAACTACCTAACAGACTGGCTAGAGTATGAGCGTATTTTCCGAGGTGTTTGGTCTGCTGAAGACAAACAAAGAGATTCTGAGCGTAGTCGTATTATTTCTCCTGCTACTCAACAAGCCGTTGAAACACGACACGCTGAGATTGTGGAAGCTATTTTCGGTAATGGTGAATACTTTGATATTCAAGATGATGTCAAAGATGCAGAGAAAATAGACGTTAAAGCTCTCAAAGCTTTGATGACTGAAGACTTAGATAAAGAGAAGATTCGTAAGTATGTCTCACAAGTTGAGCTACTTGCTGAAATCTACGGAACTGGTATCGCAGAGATTGTTGTCTCCAAGAAGCCAGAAATGATCGCCACTACGATGCCAATGCCTGACGGTACGGCAGCGTATGGTGTGCTTGAAAAAGAGTATACCTGCATCAAGGTAAACCCTATCAACCCTAAGAACTTCCTGATTGATCCTAATGCGACTACTATTGAAGACGCTATGGGTGTGGCTATCGAGAAGTATGTTTCTATCCACAAGATTGTGGAAAACATGGAGAAGGGTATCTATCGCAAAGTAGATATTGGACCAGTTGGTGAAGATACCGACTTAGAGCCAACACAAGAGTCCTCACAGTTCCAAGACGACAAAGTACTGGTCCTGACTTACTATGGTCTAGCTCCTCGTGAGTATGTAGAACAGCTTGAGAACGACGGTGAAGAAGTTGTTGATTTGTTCCCAGATGATTCTGTAGCTGATAAGTACTCTGACTTGGTTGAGTGCATCCTTGTTGTAGCTAATGGTTCTAAGCTTCTCAAAGCTGAAAAGAATCCATACATGATGAAAGATCGTCCTGTGGTTGCTTACCAAGACGATACAGTTCCTGGACGCTTCTATGGTCGTGGTACTGTAGAAAAGGCTTACAATATGCAGAAAGCCATCGATGCGCAGCTTCGTGCTCACATGGATAGCCTAGCCCTCACTACAGCTCCGATGGTCGCTATGGACGCTACAAGGCTTCCTAGAGGTGCTAAGTTTGAAGTTAAGCCTGGAAAAGCTATCCTCACTAATGGCAATCCTTCTGAAATCCTATTCCCGTTCAAGTTCGGTGAGACTGACCAAGGTAATATGGCTGCTGCACAGAACTTTGAACGTTTATTGCTCCAAGCTACTGGCACTATGGACGCTGGCGGTCAAGCAACACCTAACACACGTGACGGTGCAGCTCAGATGTCTATGTCTGTAGCAGGTATTATCAAGAAATACAAGCGTACTTTGATGAACTTCCAAGAAGATTTCATGATTCCGCTTATTCGTAAAGCTGCTTTCCGTTTCATGCAGTTCGACCCAGAACGTTATCCTACTGTTGACCTGACATTCTGCCCTACAGCGACCCTTGGTATCGTTGCTCGTGAGTACGAACAGTCTCAGTTAATTGCTTTGTTGCAGACTTTAGGACCTGACACTCCTGTATTGCCTATGATTTTGCGTGGAATTGTTGAAAATTCTAGTCTTTCTAACAAAGCTGAGATGGTTCAGAAGCTAGAAGAGATGATGCAGCCTGATCCACAACAGCAAGCTATCCAGCAAGCTACAGTTCAGCTTACTGCAGAAAAAGCACAGGCTGAAATTGAAGAAATCAAGTCAAGAGCAGCTAAAAACATGGCTGATGTGCAGCAAACAGCTATTGAGAATCAGCTTATGCCTGTTGAAACACAAGCTAAGCTGGCTCAAGGACTGTCTGCGAACATTCGTGGGAACGCTTCTGATGATGAGTTTGCTAAACGTGCCAAGATTGCTGAATTAGCTTTAAAAGAAGCTGATATTAACAGCAACGAACGCATTGCATTAGCACAAATGAACAGAAAATTACAATAAAAGCTTGACAAACGTAAAAAAGTGTGGTATTGTTACAACATTGTTGTTTTAATACAACATAGTTCCCAATAAAAGGATAAAACTATGACACCAGAATTACAGAAGTACTATGAAGATCGCTTTTCAATGATGGCGACGCAGGGTTGGGAAGACTTAACTGAAGATACTAAAAACATCTTTAACGCAGTTAACAACCTTGCACCAGTACAGAATGAACATGATCTTTTCTATCGTAAGGGACAACTCGATATCCTGCAATGGTTATTGAGCCTTAAGGAAAGTTCAGCAAATGCCTATGACCAACTCTCGTCGGGAGACGTTTCGGATGGGTCGTAGACTGTTTGACTTCCTCTGTGAGGAAAAGCATTTACAAGAGAGGTTAGTTTCGGATGAGGTTACTAACCTACCTTGTGAAGTTTGCGGTAAGGACGCTGTGCGTCAAATATCAGCACCACGCATTAACTTAGAGCCCTTCTCTGGCACTTATATCGGAGCAACGGCTAAATGGGAACGCAACAGAGCTGAGAAAATGAAGCAAGAGCGAAAACGCAACGAGGGCAAAGACAACTCCTAACGGAACCTTTGTTATTTTATAAATCCTACAATCACTTTGTGACAGGAGAATTAGATGGCTGAATTTGTTGATGAAAACGAACTGCACGAAGGTGCGGTAGACCAAGTAACTGACCAAGAGGAACAAACTCCCCAGGAGCCTCCCAAGGAAGAACCCAAAGCTGAAGACGATATCCCTGAGAAGTATAAAGGTAAGTCTGTAGCTGAGATTGCAAAGATGCACCAAGAAGCTGAGAAGCTAATCGGTCGTCAAGCGCAAGAGGTTCACGAAGTTCGAAGTCTAGCCGACCAACTTCTAAAGCAGCAACTCGATAGTAATAAGACAAAACAGGCAACTGAACAAACGCAGGAAGAAGATTTTTTTGCTGATCCACAGAAAGCTATCAATCGCACTGTTGACCAACATCCTGCAGTATTAGCGGCACAGCAAGCAAGTTTAGATTTGAAGAGGATGCAGACAGGACAACAACTGGCTGCTAAACATCCTGATTTTATGGAGATTGCACAAAATGCAGACTTTCAGAATTGGATTAAATCTTCTCCGTTTCGTATGGACTTGTTTACTAAAGCAGACGCAGAGTTTGACTTCCCTGCAGCTGATGAATTGTTGAGTACCTACAAGGAACTTCGACAAGTCAAATCAACTCAGCACCAGGAACAAGCAAAAGCTGTAGAAGCTAAAGCTCAAGATACTGCATTACGAGCAGCTAGTGTGGATGTAGGCGGTTCTGGAGAAGTAAGCAGAAAGATTTATCGTCGTGCTGACCTTATCAAACTGAAAATGACCGACCCTGATCGTTATATGGCACTCCAAGATGAAATCATGGATGCTTATGCAACTGGCAGAGTCAAATAAACTTAATCTTAGGAGATTTATAAAATGGCTTTAGGTACTAATCACGTTACTAGCACTCGTGCTGCTACATTTATTCCAGAAATCTGGAGTGATGAAATCGTTGCTGCTTACAAGAAAAACTTGGTAGCTGCAAATTTGTTCAAAAAGATGTCATTCAAGGGCAAGAAAGGTGACACAGTTCACATTCCAGCTCCTGTTCGTGGCTCTGCTAACCTCAAGGTTGCTGAAACTCAAGTAACATTGAACGCAAACACTGAGTCTGAAGTACAAGTGTCTATCAACAAACACTATGAATATAGCCGTTTGATCGAGGACATCGTCGAGACTCAAGCATTGTCTTCTTTACGTCAGTTCTACACTGATGACGCTGGCTACGCTTTAGCTAAACAAGTTGATACTGACTTGATCCGCTTAGGTCGTGGTGCTAACGGTGGTGACGGTACTGCTGCTTATGACAAGGCTTACTCTGGTGCTGACGGTACAACTTTGTACACAGGTACTGCTGCTGCTTTGACTGCTGCTGCTATTCGTCGTACTATCCAGCGTCTTGACGATGCTGATGTACCGATGGACGGTCGTTTCTTCATCATCCCACCAGCAAGCCGTAACACAATCCTCGGTTTGTCTGAGTTCACAACCTTCAACTCCGTTGGTGAGGCAGCTTCTGCTAACTCAATCCGTAACGGCATGATCGGTGACATCTATGGTGTTTCAGTGTATGTAACAACTAACGCTGACTCTGCTACTGATGGCGACCGTATCGCTTTGATGGCTCATAAAGACTTTGCTGTATTGGCTGAGCAAGTTGCTGTTCGCTCACAGACTCAGTACAAGCAAGAGTATTTGGGTACACTCTTCACTGCTGACACTCTCTACGGTGTTGCAGAGTTGCGTGATACTTCTGCTATCGCTCTCGCAGTAGCCTAAGCTGTAAACTCAGGATAGCCCTTCGGGGCTGTCTTGTTTTAGTATATTCCTAGAGTGTATTAAAACAAGTCAAGGAGTCTGAATGTCAATCTATCGTGGAGCAGGTGGTTCTGGAGATGCAGTCGCTGACTCATCTAGTGAAGCACTATTAGTTCGTGAATTAGCAGTCGAAGTTCAAGCCGATGCGGACGCTGCTGCTGCTTCTGCTGCCGCTGCTTCGACCTCAGCCAGCGGTGCATCTACATCTGCGACTAACGCAGCTTCTAGTGCCACTGCAGCGGCTTCGTCAGCCACTTCTGCAGCATCCTCAGCTTCTGGTGCTTCTAGTTCTGCTTCCGCAGCTGCTACATCAGCATCTAACGCAGCTACTTCTGCAACAGCAGCTCAAACTGCAGAGACTAACGCAGAGACAGCAGAAACTAACGCTGCAGCTTCAGCAAGTTCAGCTTCTACCTCTGCTTCTACAGCAACTACACAGGCAACTAATGCAAGTAATTCCGCAACTGCCGCAGCCACTTCAGCAACAAATGCTTCAAACAGTGCGTCTGCTGCATCCACATCTGCAACCAATGCAGCAAGCTCAGCTACTACCGCATCAGGAAGTGCTACTTCAGCAGCTTCTTCAGCCTCTAGTGCCAGCACTTCTGCAAGCAATGCAGCTACCAGCGAAACTAACGCAGCAGCGTCTGCAAGCACAGCAACCACTCAAGCAGGAATAGCAACTACTCAGGCTTCTAACGCTTCTACATCAGCAACAAATGCTGCCTCTTCCGCTACTGCGGCTTCAGGCTCCGCATCAACAGCTTCTACTGCTGCGACTAACGCAAGTAACTCTGCTTCAGCAGCTTCGACATCAGCAACAAATGCTAGTAACTCAGCCTCTGCTGCTGCTACTTCAGCGACTAACGCTGCCAACTCAGCAACACTTGCAGCTTCATACACACCAAGTCAAACAGGTAACTCTGGTAAGTTCTTAACTACTAACGGTACTGCTACATCTTGGGCTACTGTTGATGCTCTTCCGTCTCAGACTGGCAATGCTGGTGAGTACCTAACTACTGACGGCACTAATGCTTCATGGGCTGCTTTAGATACCGATGCTAATAGCACAACTAAAGGTTTATACGAGCACAACAGTTCTATTACTACAAATTACACAATCGGTTCAACAAATAATGCTATGTCGACAGGTCCTTTATCTGTCGCAAGCGGTGTTACTGTTACCGTCCCTAGCGGTCGACGCTGGGTAATTCTTTAAGGATATAAGATGAGTTCTGTAGTTATTTCAGGAGACACAAGCGGTGCTGTTACTTTAGCAGCTCCTGCTGTTGCTGGCACAAATACACTTACTTTACCTGCAGCAACTGGTACAGTTTTAACAACAGCTACTACTGGTATGTGTAAAGCGTGGGTAAATTTTAGTGGAACAACTATAAACGGTTCTTACAACATAGCTTCTGTAACCAACCCAGGAACAGGGACATTTACAATAACTTTTACAACAGCAATGTCAAACACAAACTATTGCCCACAGATTAGTTGTTCTTTTGCTTCTGGAATTAGAGAAGATGTGTTTGGTGTTGTTTATAACGACTCTCCTTATACACCAACTACAACTTCTTTTACAGTTAAGTTCTATCGTGCAGATACAAACGCAGCAGTAAACCCAACTTTTGGTTATGTTGCAGTATTTGGATAATAAAGGACAATAATGGCATCTATCATTTCAGCAGGAACAACAACAGGAACAGCTTTAAATGTATCGGCTGACACAAGCGGTAATTTAGCGTTTCAAACACAAGCTGGTGCTAATACACAAACACTACCAAACGGTACTGGAACGATTGCTTTAACAAGCCAACTTGTTGGTGTTGACCAAACTGTAACCAATGTAGGAGCAAGCAGAGCACTGGCAACAAACTATACAAACTCAACAGGTAAACCAATTATGGTTTATGTGTCAATGTCAAATGCTTCAGCTTCGGCAATTACGGTTAGTTATATCAATGGTGTGTTGCTTTATGGCTCTGCTGACCCAAGTGCAAATGCTTATTATAGTGTAGTCTTATTAGTTCCTTCAGGAATGACTTATAATGTTGGCATGAACGGCACACCGACTCTTGTTAATTGGGTAGAAATACGATGAAATTATTTAAAGATTCAAATAATGAAGTCTTTGCTTACGAATTAGACGGTTCACAAGACCATTTAATTGGTGAGAAGACTCCTATTACACAACAAGAAGCTGACTCTTTAATTGCTGCAAAACAAGCAGCTTTACCAGTTCCAACACCTTTAACACCTTCTGAAAAACTAGCTTCTGTTGGTTTAAGTGTTGATGAACTGAAATCACTGTTAGGGGTTAGTTAATGTCATTAATATTTGACGGAACAAATGGAATTACATTTCCTTCGTGGACCACAGCAACTAGACCTTCTAGTCCTAATGCAGGACAGACAGGATATAACTCCACTATCGGAGCATTAGAGTCCTACATCGGAAGTACTTGGACTGTTGTGCCTTATACAGGGACTTCCACAACTTACAGCGTTGAGTATCTCATTGTCGCTGGTGGCGGAGGCGGTGGTGCTCGTGTTGCTGGCGGTGGCGGTGGTGGTGGTGTACTGAATGGTTTTGCTAATGTCACTGTTGGTACAGGATACAGTCTTGTTATTGGCGGCGGTGGTGCTGGTGGAGCAAACTCTGCAGGTAGTTCTGGTACACAGGGGTCTAACTCTACAGGTTTTGGCTTAACAGCGGTAGGAGGTGGTGCTGGTGCAGGTCTCGGAACTGCTGGCGGTGCTGGTGGTTCTGGTGGTGGTAGTTCATATACTTCTGTTGCTATCGGTGCTGCTACGGCTGGACAAGGTTTTGTTGGCGGATGTGCTTACACTATTGGTGCTTCTTATGGTGGCGGTGGTGGTGGCGGTGCTGGCATGACAGGCGGACAGGGAACAACACTTTGCGGTGGCAACGGTGGTTCAGGTATGTTGTCTAAAATAAGTGGAACTTATACTTATTATGCTGGTGGCGGTGGCGGTGGAATATCCTCTCAATTAGGCGGTACTGGCGGTGCTGGTGGCGGTGGTCAAGGTGGTAATGTATCAAACGGAGTTAATGGAACTGCAAACACTGGCGGTGGCGGTGGTGGTGGTGGAGACTTCTTTACTGGTGGCGCAGGTGGCTCAGGAATTGTTATTGTCTCTTACTTTGGAGCACAACGAGGCACAGGCGGAACCGTAACATCTGCTAATGGCTACACTATTCATACATTTACTTCAAGTGGAACATTC